AGCAGTTATGAAACCTGAAACATTTGAAAGATTATGGTATTCATAACACAGCAAAAAAAAGGTGGAAGGTATCAACTTCCACCTTTATGAAAAATAAGATGGGGGGAAGTGAATGAGAAAGTGTATAGGAAAACAAGGAAACCCCCCAGCATATAACAGAGTGTTTTAAAAAAATTCGGTAGAATTTATGAAAATTTTCAAAAAAATTAATAATTTAATATTTATACTAAAGGGAAAAAAAATGAGAAAAACAAGAAGTAAAGTGATTTTTACATCACTTAGAGAAAACGAGGTAATGAAAGAAATAGAAGGTTACCCATATTATTACGTTACAAATCAAGGTAGAGTATTATCAACAAAACCATTAGGTAAATCTAAATCAGAATCTGATTTAAGAGAAGTGGTTTTATCATTAGGTAATCAAAGATACTATTACGCTAACATTTACAATGAACACAACATAAGATGTTCACTCAGAGTACATAGATTAGTTTATCAGTATTTTAATGGTGTTAACGATACTTTAAAAGAAGGTTTTGTAATTGACCATATAGACCATGATGCACTGAATAATCATAGTTGGAATTTAAGACAAATCACTCAGAGTGAAAACGTTTTACATTATCACAAAAATAAGAAAAAATAGTATGGGAAAAATTTGCATAATAAAAGTTGGTAACATCGTAGATGGATTAATCAATGTAATTACCCTTGGTTGGGGTAAAGATATTGCAGGATGGATTGCAATTAAATTCTTTAATACACCAGATTGTGGATGTGAACGTAGGCGGTTAAAATGGAATTCACTATTTGGGTGTGAAGACGGAATAAAATTAATGTAACAAATAAAAAAAGGAAATATATGTTTGAAGAAGTAACAGGTAGTTTAGACCTACCAAAAATAAGAAAAATAGATGAGAATGAAGAAATTTTTTACTTTGTAGATTTTACAAAAATGAAAAGTGTAAATGATTTAGTAAAAGTTCTTGCAACTATGGGATTTGGTATATCAGATAAAAATCCACACTATGAATCAGTAAAAGAATTCTTAGATTTAGATAAACCAGTAAAATTGAAATAATCATGAGTTACCAAGATATATTCACAGCAGAAGAATGGACTCATCTCAAGAATGTGATGAGTTCAATTCACCATCACATACCCGAACATCACATGGGACCTGTATGGAATTGGTATCAAAGAATAAACAAAACTAATTCTGTTCAACCATGTGCTTGTGCTAGTAGTGCAAAGTATTGGGTAGAAGCGGTAAATGTAATAAATAATTTCATTAAAGAACAAGGAGTTTAAGTGATAGATTTAAGCCGTAAGAATAAACAAGAACTAAGTAGAAGACTAGAAGTTCTTCACAGAAAACATTATATATGGTTACTTCAATCGGCTAAAAACATTACAAAAAACTCACAAGATGCAGAAGATTTAATCGGTGATTTGTATATCTATCTTTCCGAAAAAGGTAATTCAAAAATATATTTTGATGATTCATTTAATTTAATGTATCTATACAGATTTTTACAAACTCGTTGGATAAACAAAATTAATACTTCTAAAAAATTAAAAGTAGATTATAATGTTGAAGAAATCGATTGTGAAGATGAACCTTATGCGTTGGAAGATGATATAAGAATGATGGAAGCTTATGATGAGGTACAAAAAGAATTAGAAAGATTATCATACACAAGAATGTGGCCAAAAGCAAAGTTGTTCGAAATGTATTATGGTTCAGATGAATACATGATAGAGATTGCAAACAAAATCGGTATCTCAAAAAGTACAACCTTTATATCCATAAAGAAAGTAAGAGAACATTTAAAGGAAATGATTAAAAATCCATTCAATGGCTAAGATAAGACCAAACGAAAGAGCAAGAAAAGAATTATTACTACAAGATGAGAATTATCAAAAGTATAATGAGGAAAAGGAAAAATTAAAAACTAAGTATCCACCTAACATATTTGGTTCATGTGATGTGGGTAGAAGAAATGTACCTTATAGTGAAGAAGAAAGAAAATTACATAAAGATTACCTACACGAAGTAGGTAATCTTATATTTGATGGACATGGGTACTTTCAGAAGTTTTGTTGGGAGAACATAACTGATGCAGAACAAATCATACAAGATAGAAAAGCAAGAGGTAGGAGAAAAGGTATAATAGATTATTAACCCATCACCTATTCCTTTTATCCCTTCTGTTATTATAGTATAACGATTAAATATCGATGATTAATCACATGGAAGATAAAAAACACTTATTTAAGCCTGGTAATAAACTTGGAGGAAGAAAACCTGGTTCACTCAATAGAAGTACTGAACAAGCAAAACTTGCAATATCAAGATTAGCAAACGAAGGAATTGATGCACTTAGAGAAGATTTAGAAAAGATAAGAAAAGAAAATCCATTAGAAGCTGCTAAGTTAAACATAAGATTATTGGAGTTTATCGTTCCAAAGAAAGCATCGGTAGAAATGAGAGCAGAGATAGACCAGAGGATTCATCAAATATCAATCAACATAAACAAATCAGGGAGCAATGGAGATAACGATTGATACTGCGGTAACATTTGAACACCTTTTAGAGAGTAAAAAAAGAATATCTCATCATATTGGTGGTACGAGAAGTGGTAAAACGTATTCCATACTTCAATATCTCATCGTAGAAGGCTTAAAAGAACCAAAGGATATAACCATAGTACGAAAGACCGTACCATCCCTTAAACGAACCGTAATGAAGGATTTCAAGGATATCCTAACTAAGTTGGGTATATACTCTGAATCTGAGTTTAATACATCAGATAGAATCTACAAATTTTCCAATGGTACTCAGTTTCTTTTTCTTAATACAGATGATGCAGATAAACTTCGTGGTGTTAAATCCACAATATTGTATATAGATGAAGCATCAGAAGTAGATGAAGAATCTTACTTTCAATTATCAATCAGAACACAAGATAAGATTATTCTTTCTTACAACCCTACTATATCCCCTTACCATTGGTTAAGACAGATGGATGATTGTGAACGATATGTAACAACATATCGTGATAATCCTTACTTACCACAAGAAATGGTTCGTGCAATTGAATCACTCCAACAAACTAACCCAAAGAAGTGGTTAATTTATGGTAAAGGTGAGTATGCACCTAACGATAAAGCAATCTATACATTCCAAGTAGTAGAGGATGTTGAAGGTGAGTTTGTAGGATTTGGATTAGACTGGGGATGGAATGACCCTATTGCAATAGTTGCGGTATTCAAGAATGGAGATAATCTTTATGTAGATGAAGTACTATACGAATCACAATTACCTATATCTGATTTAATTAATAAATTAAGAAAAATCGGTATTCAAAAAGATGAGATATGGTGTGATTCTGCAGAACCAAGAAACATAGAAGAATTGTACAGAGCAGGATTCAATGCAAAAGGTGTGGTAAAAGGAAGAGATTCTAAATCATTCGGTATAGGTGTATTACAGAACTACAAACTTCATATAACCAAACGTTCACAAAATATAATAAATGAAATGTATGGTTATGAGTACACACAAGACAAATATGGATATGTTACAGATATTCCACAAGATGGATTCGACCACACATTGGATGCACTCCGTTATGTTGCAATGTCTAAACTAACAATTAAAACACAAAGACATGGACAATATACCTTATCAATCAGATGATGATACACCTATGTTCTCAAAGAATGAGATACGAGATATTAGATTAGCCATGAAAGAATTCATGGATGAGAATGAAGAGTTACGTTCAAAGATTATTGCAATGGATGCAATGATTAAAAACAGAGAAGCAACCTTAAAGAAAGCATACTCTTATATTAAGTTCTTAGAACAGAGATATCAAGATTATGAACGATGGAATATAAATTTAAATTAATATGAAGAAACAAGTAAAAGTAGAAGTACCAACAAATTGGGATGATATATCCTTAAAAACGTATCTTGATTTACAACAAGAGTTAACCTTATATGAAGATAACGAAGAAGCACAAACTGCATCTATGTTTCATCATTTATGTAAATTAGACCCAACTTGGGTAAAGAAACTATCTATTGAATCTTACCAAACCCTCAGAGAGAAACTTTTAAATTTGGTACATCCCCAAGATGTACCTCTAACTAAATTTGTAAAGATTGGAGGTGTTGAATATGGATTTGAACCAAACTTATCCAAAATGTCTTATGGTGCATATTGTGATATAACTGAATTCGATACTATTCAAGTAGATAAGAATTGGGCTAAGATAATGAATATTATGTACAGACCAGTTACAGGTAAGATAGGTAAGTTATATACCATAGAACCTTACACCGGTGATGTGGATTGGGAGAAATGGTTAGATGTTTCTATGGAGATACACTTCGGTGCATGGTTTTTTTTTATCAATTTACAAAAGGACTTACTGAACGATATCCTGAAATATTCGAAGGGGACGGAACTTCCACGCAACATCAAATCAATTTTGGTAAAAAGTGGAGAAATTATTCGTCAATCTTCGAACTTGCGGGAGGAGACATCCAAAAAATGGATGAGGTAACTGAACAACCTCTTGAAAAATGTTTGTTATTTTTATCTTATAAAGCAGATAAAGCTCTATTAGAAAGTTTAGTTCACAAAGAAATGATGAAGAGGAGTAAGTAATATACAATTTAATTCCTTTTTGATGTTATAATATAAAAAGAAATTATTATGGCAATTTGGAGCAACTCAAAATGGAGTAATTCTCGTAACGGAAATCTTCGTTATTCAGTAAATAGAGAGAACAACTCAGGAGTCTTTATCGGACCAACACAAGGTTTATCCTCACCGAAAAACTCTCGTAGGGGGTGTTTGTGTTTAAACGAGGATATATACCATGTTCGTTGTTGTAATGGTGCTTTGATGGAACAAGGAATTGGTGTAATCCAATCTCCTGTAAGAACCAAAGGAGGAGCATTTGATGATGGATACTCTGATGGATTTGATATAATACTAAATAACGAATAATAATATAACGATATGTCAGAATTATCAAAACAGGCATTAAGGGTAGAGAATAACCAACAATTCCCAAATAATAACGCGGGATTAATTACTCCTTCTAACCTAAGAGCATTTAATGAGGATATGATTGACTCTACGGTCAATCAAGCAACATATACATCAGATTCTTCATCTTTTGATATAAGAATAGGAGAGAGTGTAACTACTGCATCTCTAACTGGTGATACAATTACTTTTGAAAAAGAAAATGGTAATACATTTGATATTACCATTACAGGTGCAAGTTTACCTTCAGGTGTAGTATCTGGTTCATCTCAAATAGATTACCCACTTATTAGTAACATTCCAAGTGGAATTATTTCTTCATCAGAACAACTACCAGCAGGATTAGTTTCTGGTAGTTCCCAATTAACTTCATCTTATGATACAAGATATGTTTTAAGTGGAAGTGTTCAACCTCTACCAAGTGGAGTAGTATCTGGTTCATCACAAATTATCCTACAAGATACAACAGGTGATTTAAGTGGTAGTAGAATAGATGGAGCAGTATCATTAGCAACCAATGCTGTTTCATCATCTTATGCTGTAACCGCTTCATTTGCATTGAATGCTGGTGGTGCTGATACCGGTTCTTTATTAGTAACTGCATCAAATGATTTCTCACAAATTACTTTTACCAAAGGTGATGCTTCTACATTCGAATTGGATGTAACTCCAAGAAGAGTAGTAGAAACAGTTAAGAATAAAAATGGATTCATGCAAAAAGGTACACCAGTATATGTTAGTGGTAGTACAGGTAATGAACTTCATGTATATCTAGCAGATGCAGGTAACTCTTTAAGAGTACCAGCAACCTTTATACTTGACCAAGATTTAGATACAAATGAAAGTGGATTAGGTATCCTTAGTGGATTCATCAATGGTGTGGATACATCATTATTTGCAGAAGGTTCTAACATCTATCTTGCAGTTGGTGGTGGTTATACGGATGTACAACCAACAGGTTCTGCATTCATACAGAAACTTGGTAATGTAGTTAAATCAGATTTAAATGGTAGTGGAGTAATTAGTGGGGCAGGTAGAGTAAATGCATTACCTAATCTACAACAAGGATATGCATGGGTTGGTAATTCTGATGGAGTACCATTAGCAGTATCTACTGGTTCATTTGCTGGAACAACTATTGATACAGGTTCATTTGCAACTACTGGTTCGAATTTATTTAATGGTACTCAGATAATTGAAAATACTACCGAAACTTCACGAGGAGTAGAAGTTAAAATAAATGGTGGTACAAATCAATATCTAAGAATAGGACCTGTTGATGGTAATAGTGGTAACATGGCCATGATGATAACAGGTTCTGACGAACCTGCAGGTCAAAAGGTATGGGGTATTAACACTGCTGGTGGTATTTGGAGAAATACATTCTTCTCAGATGTAACATTTGCTGATGATATCATTGCAAGAAACAATGTAAATATTTCATGGCAAGGTGGTACTACTGAAGCTGATTCAAGACAAGGTGTTAACCATATATCTGAATCTGTTCAAGTATATACAGGTTTAAGTTCAGATGGACATTATATCGTATCATCATCCGTAGATGAAAGAATAATAGATGTAAACCCAACAACTGCAACAGTAACCATAGCAAATACAATAACATCACAAATATTCCTTAATCCACAAACTTTAACAGGAACACAAACTGTTCCAACTGGATTCAATGGTATGTTAACAGGAGATGTATCAAATGCTGGTACGATTGTTATAGAAGGTGGAGCAAATTTAGTAATAATATAATTTAAAAAAAAAGAAAAAATATGAGTACTTTACAAGTAGATAGAATTATACCTTATCAATCGGCATCTGTATCGATTGTAGGTGCTATACAAGCAGATGGAGCCACAACAGGTTCCAACACCTTTACAGGTGACCAAAACATTTTAGGAACATTAACTGCATCATTACAAGAAGGATATGCTTGGGTGGGTGGTACAGGTGATGTATCTATATTAACTGCTACTTCATCATTTGGTGGAGGAAGTGGATTCCCATTTGCAGGAGATGCTATTATCTCTGGTTCATTACAAGTAACTGGTTCAACTGGTCTTCAAGGTCAATTAACCACTACTGCTGAGGGAATAAATGCAACTGGTACTATTTTAACTGAAAATATTGGTACTGGTGGTAGAACAACTTTAACATTCTCACAACCAACATTTAACTCATCATTCACTGTTGCACAAAACCCTAACGATGGTGGTGGACAAGCGGGATTCAGTAAACCTGGTACATATCAGGTTATTATGAACGCAAATGGTACAAATGGCCAAACACAGTTCACTGCTGGAAATGCTATTAGTAATACTAATGGAATTCTTCACTCCGATTGGATTCAAACACAGAACACATCTGGTTCAATAGATAGAAGATTAATTTTAGGTGCTGCATCAAATACTCACCCATCACCCAATTTAACAGGTCATGTACCTTACGTTGCAATTAGAACCAATGTTGGTTTCCAAGAAGTAATCAACTTCCAAGACCCAAGTAACTACACAGATGGTTCAGTTAAATTCTTAACTTCACTAAATCTTCAAGGACAAGACCCATTACCTACTGGAGCAGTTGGTGATTTAGCAGTATCTGGTTCAGCATTATATTTCCATGATGGTGGAAGTTGGAGAACGGTAAGTTTAGTATAAAATTACTATTGGTAGAAAAAACCTTGTTATAATATAAAAAAATAGATTTTAGATATGAATGCAAAAACAGTCCTAAAAAAGTTGATGACATTACTTCAATCTGAAGAAGAGAAATTAACTTACGCAAAACTTAAAGATGGAACAATCGTAGAATCCCCTACATTTGATGTTGGAGAACCTTTAGAAGTAGTTTCAGAAGATGGAAGTAAATCCCCTGCACCGGATGGAGAACATGAATTAGTTCTTCGTGATGAATCAGGTAACGAAAACATTATCAAAGTTATCACCAAAGATGGTGAAATCGTTGAAAGAGAAAATGTTGAACTTGCTGATGAAGAAATCAAAGAGGCAGAAGATATCCCAGCTTCTAAACCTGAAGATGCTCCAATTGAAATGGAAGAAGAAACGTATGAAACAGCACCTGGTGATATTCCTTCAACTGGTGATGGTGTTCCTGCAGATGTAGACCAAGGAGAAATCGTAGGTGCAGATAAAGACATCGCAAAACTTATAGAAGAACTTTCTTACAGAATCGAAGAACTTGAGAAAAAAATCAAGATGGAAGTAGATGAAGAAGTAGTTGATAAAGAAGCTTACATCGAAGAAGATATGGAAGAAGAAGATGAAGAAGAACTTCCTAAATTAGATGGAGCTCCTACTGAGGCTAAAAAGTTCTCTATATTAAAAGAAAAAAATAATACTGGAAGAAATCTTTCCCCTCAGGAAAGAGTTCTTGCTAAATTATATAAGAAATAACATTAACCCAAAATTTTTATCAAAATGAAAAAAAGACAAAATTTGGCGTTACCTACTTTTACCCAAAATACATATGCAGGTGAATTCGCTGGAGAGTATATCGCAGCCGCTCTTCTTTCTGCTAAAACCTTGGATAACAAGTTAGTAACCATTAAACCAAACGTTAAGTATAAATCTGTAATTCAGAAACTTGACGTATCAGGAATCGTACAAGATGCTTCTTGTGATTTCGTAACATCTGGTTCAGTTGCTCTTTCTGAAAGAGTATTAGAACCAAAAGAACTACAAGTTAACCTTGAATTATGTAAGCAAGAATTCGTTGACTCATGGGAATCTTTACAATTAGGTTTCTCTGCATTCGATACTATCCCTGCATCATTCAATGATTACTTAATCTCTTATGTTGCTGGAAACGTTGCTCAGGCTACTGAAACTTCAATCTGGCAAGGAACTGCTTCAAATGGTTCATTCTTAGGATTCGAAACTTTATTCTCAGCTTCTATCGCTGCTGGTGGTGCTGGTGCAGTTATTCCAGCTGCTACAGGTTCAGCTATCGTTTCTGGTTCAGTAACTTCTGCTAACGTACTTGGTAAGTTAGATGCTGTTGTAGAATCTGTTCCATCTGCAGTATATGGTAAAGAAGATTTGTTAATCTATGTTGGTACTAAAGTTGCTAAGGCATATCAGCAGGCATTAGCCGGTGGTGCTATAGGAGCTAACGGATGGAACAACCAAATGAACGTTGGTGAAAAACCATTCAACTTCAATGGTATTGAAATCGTTCTTTGTCCTGGTATGAGTGATGACAAGATTGTTGCAGCTCAGAAATCAAATCTTTTCTTCGGAACTGGATTGCTTTCAGACCATAACGAAGTTCGTGTTCTTGACATGGCTAATCTGGATGGTTCACAGAACTACCGTATTATCATGAGATATACAGCTGGAGTTCAGTTCGGTATCGGTCAAGACATCGTTTACTACGGTGCATATTAATTTTAACTAACAAACAAAACATTATAATAGTATGGCATGTAACATAAATTTAGGACGTAATGAAGTTTGTAAAGACTCAGTAGGTGGACTTCAAGGAGTTTACTTTCTGAACTTTACCACTGGTTCGTTCACGAA